CGAGATTTCACAGACCATGACTTCCCCGGAGTGTCTCCTAAATAGTCCCAGCCTGATGCCCGCAAACTGGCCCCGCCCTCCTCCGGCAGTGTGTAGGTCTTCCTTGCTGATGCCAAGGCTCTCAAAGCTAAACGTGGTCATTTCGGTTGCTCCTTCGGCGGTTCGTGCGGATGCTCCGGTTCTTGCGGCGGCTCGGTAGGACGTTCCGGCGGTGCTTTCGCCGCGTCGCGACCGTCGCATGTGCAGCGCAGATCGGTGCATTCGGGCCGTGAAGGGCAGTCGGGGCGCGGCACGTTCGCGCACGCCGACAGCGCAAGGGCGGCGGCTAGGATAAGGCGGGTCATTTCTGCACCTCGGCAATCTGAGATTTGACGTTCTGAACCGCCAGAACGCCGCGCTGAGTGAGGAAGAGCGCATCCGGCGCAGGATCATCCTCCAGTACGGGGAATCCAGCACGCTGGTTGAAGAGCTTGTGCGCAGAGAGATTGATCTCGCGCGCGCAAAGAAGCAGACCAACGACGAGACCGAGAGATCAATCCAGATCGAGGCGCAGCGCACCGCCGGATTCGGCGGCGTTGGCACTGGACAGCAGGCGGAAGCAACCGGCGGCGCAACAGGCGGCCGCGGCTCATCTGGCGGCGGCGGCGATCGCGGCGCGCCTCAGATCGTCATCAACGTGCAGGGCATGACAACGGATCAGGCGCGGCAGTTCGTCGAACAGTCCGTGGTCCCCGAACTCGAACGCATCAACCGACTGAGCCGCTGACCTAATGCGCTACCCGACCGGCCTTGAAAACATCGTTCGCGACGCGACGCTCACGGCGACGAACACGGCTGCATCGTCCGCGTGGGAACTGGTCTCGCGCGTGGCAGACGGTGGCGGCACGGTGGAGTTGTCGGGCAGCTACAGCGGCGCGGATGACGCCGTGGTCGATATCGAGGTCACCAGCAACACTATCAACGGCGCGCCGCAACTGAGCGCTCCGGTGTACGCGGGCATCGGCAACGGCTCGCTGTCTAGCCTGTCCGCCGACAGCGGCATCGCCGCGCAAGAGTTCACAGTCACGTGCCTGGATCTCGGCACGCCGACGCGCAAGGCATGGGCGCCGTTTCAGAGCGTAAACCTGCGCGCAAAGCTGGCCGGCACCGCTGGCAATGCGTATTCGCTGCGCGTGTCGCAAGCGGGCCTCACTGCCACTGCGACCGACTTCGCCACGACGGGCGACATGTCCGCTGGCGCGTCTGAGTTTTCGGGCGATCAGTTCAACTTCGGCGCGATCAATCTGGAGCCCGAGGGCACCGTACCAACTGCCGCGCCTCGCATCCGGTTTGGCGATGATGTGACCGTCTACCGCCACTGGCGCGTGTTCCGCGACGGCGCCTATCGCTACCACCTGTCGCCGGCGCTCAAGCGTCCAGTTCCCATCGGCACGCGCGTCTATGCCATCACTGGCGGGCGCACTGTCGAGCTACTGGACGGCTCCTCAGTAGTCGAGACGTTCGACTCGCCGCCGGTCACAACCCTTTACTCGCTGCTGTCGCAGATCGCCGCCGACTCGACGCTGATCGAGGTGGACGGCGTGATCGCGCAGGACCGGCGCCCTGGCGGAATGGCTTGCGATGACCTGACGGTCTTCACGTCGAGCTACAGCGCAGGCAGCACACGCGAGGGCACCAGTTACATCAAGCGCGCGATCATCCCGCTGACCGTGCCAACCGCAGCGCCGACAGAGATCCTGCGCGCAGAGTGCATCGCGGCTCCGATTCCGGGCGCTGAAATCTGGCGCATGTCTGGCAGCGTGTCTGGCGAGATGGACAACGCCGTTTCTGGCGTCGCGTGGACGGACGAGGGTTACGCCGCGACGATCCCGCAGGAACTGGCGCCGAATACTGAGCCGGAGGGCGAGGGCACGGCATATCTCGAACTGTTGTCGCGCGATGCGGCCACGCCGGTTCCGTCGCTGTGCGTGAAGAACTTCCGGCTGGGCGCGGAAGCACAGACGCGGACATACGTTTTCGAGTGGCGCCCGCGCCCGGCTGAGGCGTGCGACTGCTCAACTATTCCCGTCGTTGGCGGGCCAAATGACATTTTGCTGGGTATCACCACAGGAGGCACGGCAGTGGCGACTTTGCCGGCGACGCTCAAGACGCTGTATGAACAAATCGAGGACTGGCGGCTGCAGTCAATCAATTTGAATTGCTATTTCGGGGCTGATGACGCGGATACCGCGCTGACGTCGATCATGACCGATATCAACGCAGTGATTCAGGCTGACACCATCGCGCCTACAGACACTTACACCAATGGCGCGGTTTCGATGCTGCTGCAGCGCGCGTCCAATATCGCCAAGTTCGAGGACGCGGATATCGCGGCTATCGAAATGGTCGCCAACACGTTTCAGACGCATTTGCTGGCGATCTACAACGAAATGGGCGGAAGTGGCTCGCTTGACTCTGCCGTCGCCGCGGAGTTTCAGGACCAGTGGGACTTCATCGTCGACAAACTTTCCCCGCTGATGGTCACCACCAACACCGGCGGCCGCATGTGGAAATCGACCGCATTCCGCACGTTCTTGAACGGCGACGAATCGCCCGAAGCGCTGCTGCAGCGCTACGTCACGATGGCGCTTGAGGGAACGCGCAATCTGACCAACGACCTGGGGCCGCTGACTCGCTTGGTGCAGGCGTGCATCGGCAAAGTCTATATCGCCGGGAACCTGCTGCGCCCTTTTGATGGCGCCACACTGACAGGGAATGCAGTGTGGCAGGATCACGGCGGCACCCACTGGTTTGTGAGCCAAGGAGACGGCTTGCTTCCAATTCAACCGGGCTTTTACTACCACTCGGCCCGGATGGCGCCGAACGATATCGGCGAAGACGAGCCGGTCAGCACGCGCGAATTCGGCTTTGGCCCCGCGGTCGGCTGCGTCGAGAATATGCAGGTCGGCGACAAACTGATCGTCAGGACGACTCCATACGCCAACGGCCGCGCGACGTACCAGCAAGGCGACGCCATCGAATGGGAGATCGTGCGCGCCGATCCGGTGCAGCTCGGCGGCGGGCAGACCGGCGATGACACGCTGACGTTCGGCGTTCGCGGGTCCGTCGTCGGCGCGCTGGCCGATTACTCGCTCGTCACCACTTCGCCATCGTCCTACAGCAACGGCGGTCTCGCATTCACGGTCACGCCGGGCGCGATCCCGTTCGAGGTCGGCGACCGCTGGACGTTCAGCGCCGAGGGCGGGGAGTTCCGCTGGCGCGTCAACTCTGGATCGTGGACCACAGCAAACATTGCCGCCACGGTCGCACTTTCTGGCGGGATCACGGCGCGCTTCGTTGCGGGCGCAACCCCGTCGTGGGCAGATGGTGACGTCTACCAACTCAAGATGCTGGCGACCTCAGGCGCCGGCCGCGCGCGCACCCCGTCTGACGAGTCGATGGCGTGGACCGGCAGCACGCAAATTGACATCACGCCGGTAGGCAGCGGCACGGCGGACACGCTGATGCTCGCGCTGCACACCATCGCCAGTACGGCAACGGTGACGCTCAGCGGCAGCAACGACAATTGGGCTACGACTGCGGTAACGCATGCGGTCCCGTGGGCGGCCGGAACCATGGCGCTCCTGTTCGCATCCGCGACTTGCACGAAGTGGCGCCTGACCGTCAGCGAATCCGGCTCAATCGGATGGCTCTATCTCGGCGTGCCTGAGCGTCCAATTGTCAGCGGCACCGCGGCGACTGTGGAGCTCGGCCGATGGCAGCGGCGAACTAGGCTTGCAAACGGCCAGCGCACGCGCGCGCTCGGCGGGACTGTGACGCACACCGACTGCTCCGCGGCGTCCGTCGATGACCTGCTCGACGCAATCGAGTACGCGCAGGCCAACGACGACGGCCGCATCGGCGCAGTGAGCCCGGACGGCGAGGGCACGCTCGCCACTGTGGCCGACGAAATCGAAATCACGGACGCATACGGATTCCAGGCGCCGGCCGCTGATCGGCGGCTTTCTCTCACCATGACACTCACCCCGAGGTAACCCAATGGCCGCAACCATCCGACTGGCCGACGCGACGCGAAACGCGACGCTTGACGCCATCGCAGCGCGCATCGACGCCGGCGCCGGAGCTGGCACACTCAAGGTCTACACCGGAACCATCCCGACCAACGCCAATACCGCGATAGGCTCTCAGGTGCTGCTCGGCACGCTGACTTTCAGCGATCCGTGCGCGCCTGCGGCTTCCGGTGGCGTGCTGACATTCGACGCGATCACGCAGGACAGCAGCGCAGACGCTACCGGGACCATCGGGTGGGCGCGCATCGCTGACAGCGACGGCACCACGATCATGGACGTCAGCGCAGGCACCGGCTCCGGCGTCGTGCTGCAGTTCAACACGTTGGCCGTGACTGCTGGCGGCCCGATTGCATGCTCCGCGTTCACGATCACGGCGCCGCTAACCTGATATGAGCGTGACGGCAACAGGCAATGGCCTGCTGACATTCGCTGGCGCGGCGACCTGTGTCGCCAGTGCCACGGCGTCTGCTGCCGGCCTGCTGTCGTTTTACGGAGAGGCGACGGCAACCGCCGCGCCGACTGCTATCGGCGATGGCCTGTTTTCGTTTTCAGGTGCCGGCACCGGCATTTCTGTTGTGTCTGGCGAAGGCGACGGCACTATCCGATTCAGCGGCGAGGCAGCTGCCGCCGTCGGCGTTTCCAGCATCGGCGACGGCACGTTGTCATTCACCGGCGCAGGCGGCGACTACACCATCGCATCAGGCGCTGGCACGCTGTCTTTCAGCGGCGAGGCAACCGGCTACGTTGGCACCGCGGCAGCCGGCGTATGGCTCTACATCCACACGACACCACCGGCCCAGGTGTACGCGGTCGACGCGCTTCGCGGGCAGCTGCATCCGTCGCTTCCGATGCACCGCGTTCCGTTCACGGTTTCCGCGACTCAGGCGCAACTCGGGCAGCGCAACGACTCGTTCTCTGTCACGCTTGATTCACCGGCCGCCACGCTGCGCCGACACCTGAGCGAGCAGGCGCCCTATGGCGTGCGCGTCGATGTCATGGACGGCGGGACGCTCTCCCGCACCGGCATCGTCTCGCAGGTCGAGAGT